TTCGTAATACAATAAGACGTGATAATAGTTTTGTATTATATGAAATATTTAAAGAAAATAATAAAAAATGGTATAAAAATAAACATTATAAATATAAAAATATGATGTTTAAGAATTATTTATATTTTACATTATATTATTGTATAGATAATGAATCAACTAATTGTCAAAATATGATATACGAATTATTAAAAATACATGGATTAGATAAAAATCTACATAAAAAGAATGTGGTAAGATATATAAAATGGATTTATTAAATATAAATCAATTACTTATAAGAGAAGATAAAGTATCTTATATAAAAGATATTCTACGTAATTTCGAAATTAATAAAAAAAATATATTATTAAAAAAAGGTATTTATATTTTTGGAGATCCAGGAACAGGTAAAACCACTTTTATAATAAATATATTAAAAGAATTAAATTATGATATAATAAAATATGATGCAGGAGATATAAGAAATACTTCAATAATTGAAGATATAACTAAACATAATATGTCAGATAAAAATATAATGAGTTTATTTAATAAAAAGATACGAAAAATAGCAATAATTATGGATGAAATAGATGGTATGAATAATGGTGATAAAGGAGGTATAAATACTTTAATAAAATTGATAAGACCTAAAAAAACGAAAAAACAAAAATTAGAAGAAGTGACAATGATTCCAATAATATGTATAGGAAATTATAAAATAGATAAAAAAATAAAAGAATTAATGAAAGTGTGTAATATTGTAGAACTCAAAACTCCATTATTAAATCAAATTAGTGATATAGTGAATTTATTAATTCCTTCTATAAATGAAGAGAATAAAAATACGATTATTAATTATGTTCAAGGTGATTTAAGAAAATTGAATAATATTTATACACTTTATAAAAATAATCCAGAGTTATTTAACAATAATATAATAAATAATTTATTACAAATGAAATCATATAGTAATGATACAAAAAAGATTACACATAAATTAATAAGTAATTATTATTTAATAAATCAACATAATAATTTAATGAATGAAACAGATAGAACAAGTATAGGTTTATTGTGGCACGAAAATATAATAGATGTATTAAATATAGATAAAAGTAAATCGATTCCTTTTTATATAAATCAATTGGAAAATATTTGTTTTGCGGATTATATAGATAGAATAACATTTCAAAAACAGATTTGGCAATTTAATGAAATGAGTTCTTTAATAAAAACATTTAAAAATAATAAAATGTTTCACGATTGTATTGAATTACAAGAAAAACATAAATTAGATGAGATACGATTTACCAAAGTATTAACAAAGTATTCGACAGAATATAATAATTCATTATTTATTCAAAAATTATGTCAAAAATTATCAATGGATAAGAAAGATTTATTTGGTTATTTTGTTTATTTAAAAAATAATAATGATGAAAATGAGATAATAAATTTATTAGAAAATAATGAAATAAGTAAACTTGATATAAATAGGATATATAGATATATTGAAAAATATATTAAAGAAAATGCAACAGGTATAATTGATAAAGAAATTGAAGAATATGAGAATGATAATGAGAATGATGCGATCAGTGAAGATTATAATTAAGTATTTCAATTTTAAAATACTTAATTATAAATAAATATTATTGTATAGTTACGTTATTTTATTAATGATAAGTATTTCAATTATTATATAATAATTGAATAATATTAATTATCTATATATTTATTTATATTAATTATCTATATATTTATTTATATTAATTATCTATATATTTATTTATATATTTTTTTATATTATTATTACTGATATTATTATTACTGATATTATTATTATTATTATTATTCATACTTTCAATAACTTTAATGCGTTCATTATATTTTAATTTCCAATTTGTAATATGAATTTCATCTAACTCACAATTAAAATGATCCATATAATGATGTGGAGAATAAAAAAACATAGTATTAGAACCATTTTTACTTTTGCATTCACCTGTTGATAACATAACTTTATAAAATAAATCTTCATCGCTGGATCCTACTTTATAATAAGTTTCTCTAAATTTTGTTTTTTGATTTCTTATAAAAAAATCTCCAGTTTCTGCATTTCTAATATTAGTATCTTTACCTTTAGATGTATAAAATTGTATTGTAACTTTTTTTTTATTTATAATACGATTTACTGAATTATATCCATTATCTTCATATTTAATTTCATTTTTATAATTGTCATTGTTACACGAAGAAAAATCATCATCAAGGAGATATTCATAGTCTGTCATTTGCGATTACTGTATTTGATATATATAATTATTATATATCTTTAAGTATATTTATTATATATATTATCAAATTATCTTCTTATTTTTCTCTCTATAATTTATATATTATAGTTGGTTCAATAATATTAGATAATTCTAATTTTATTTCTGTTTTTATTTCTGTTTTAGAATCTGTTTTAATTTCTATTATATTAGATGATTCTAATTTTTGATTTTTAATTTTTGTAATTATACTTGTGATTTTATTTTCCAAATATTCTATTTTTTCTTGTAATTGTTTATTATCATTTCTCAATTGTTGTATTATATAATTATTATTATTATTATTATTATTATTTGGTTGTTGTATTATATTTTGATATTCTTGTTGTTTTAACATTTGTTCTTTCTGTAATTTCTCTCTAGTTTCTGTCATTTCTTTTATTTGTTTAATAACATCAGGTTTATATTCTAGTTTTCCAGGATCATATAATTCTAATAATTTATCAACATCATTCATAAAAAAATTTAATATTTCAGGTTCTTTTATTATATCAGATGTCAATATTTTAGATTCAGTTATAAATTGATTTGGAAGTTGTTTTAATAATATTTTTTTATCAAATGAATTATGATCGTGTGATACAACTAAAATTGTTTTTTTAAAATCTAATTGAACAAATGGAATAGTATAATTTTTTAAAAAATGTTTTTCTTCAGCAACTGATGCAACTTCATTAAAACTAGTTTGAGTTAATAATTTTTTTCTAAAAGCAAATGTTGCAGCAGTTGAATGATTTAAACCATATGGTCCAAATTGATACATTTTAGATATATGTTTAAAATAAATTAACATTGTACTAGAACCAGCACATAATGCGGATGGATTTTTTTGTAACATTTCAACAGCGTGACTTATTCTTTCTGGAGGATAATAATCATCATCATCCATATAAACAATAATATCTCCTATTGATTTTTGATTTAATAAATTTCTTTTTTTACCTAAAGTCATTTTTTCATCAAATTTAAAATATTTGATTTCTTTAATATGTGTGATTAAATCTTCAATTTTATCAGTTCCATCATCAATAATAATCCATTCCATTCTATTTTTTGGATATGTTTGATGTTGAAAACATTTTATCATTGTTTCAATAAAAGGTCTTCTATTGAATGTAGGTGTACATACACTTACAAATGGTTTCAATATTTTAGATGATTTTTTATTTTTCATAATTAATATTATAATAATTAATACTTTAAGTATTTAATAAAAATAATAATAATATTATGTTCTTTTAATTTATTATTTATTTTTATTAATTTTATTAGTTATTTTTATTAAATTTCTTTTAAAATTATTTGCACTTATTCTATTAGAACTGCGACCACCACCACTCATATCACCGGATCTTTTATATTGAACGTTTTTCTTTGATGTTGGAATAAGAGTAATGGATGGATCTGGTTCAATTGATTGAAATAAATGAATTGGTATTACATTAAAATATATTAATATTATAGTTAATAATAAAAATATAGTTTCAGTTATCCCTATAGTAGATAAACACGTTGACAACATAAATAATAATATTGTGCTAATAATTAAAATTTTATGATATTTAAATACATTTGAAATTATAGTGATAGATGTTGCATCTGTATTATTTAAAACAGAATTATAAGTAAATAACGAAAATAAACACACAACAAATATAATTATTGGTATTAATAATAATATAGGAAATATTAAAAAAAATAACATAACAAATAAAAAAATATAAATTAAATTCACTAATTTCCAACTAAAATCAAATAATTTAATAAACCATAAATAACAAAAATAAAATTCATTCATTATAAATAAAATAACTGATATTAAAATCATAAGTATAGGACCTAATAATAATATTACCATTTCAGGTAATTGATTTAAAAAATTAAAACTTTCATTTAATACTGAATAATTAAAACTCATTGAAGAAATTAATATAGTAGCAAAATATTTTATTCCCGAATTGGAATTATCTGTTGTATAGTTACTAAAAAAATCAATTAATGTATTAGTTTGACCAGAAGGAAAACTGATTTTCATAGATTTTTTATCTTTAAAATTAAAAATAGTTATATCATCACCTGTTGGTGTTTGATCATAAGGTTTGCTTGTAGGTAATATATTAGCTTGACTAATTTTACAACAATATAACATTAAACTTCCAATTACGAAATATATAATTACATATATTATTATACGAGCGATTTTTTTAACAAACGTTAAATAATTAGACATATTATTAGAGGTAGAGGTTGATTTTTTTTTATTATCAATAATTGTTGTATTAGTAGTTGACATACTAATTGCATCTGACATTACTTATATTTTAATAATATAAAAATTTGTTATATTATTAATAAAATACTTAATTGATATTATATTATATTATTTTATTTATAATATAATATATGAGAAATATTTCAAATCAATCTTTTATTAATTTCTTATCTTTAATAAGTTTAATTTTATTAATAATAATATTTATATGGATGAAATATATATCTAATAATTATATTATGATAGAATATTTTACCACTGAAAAAACCAGTCATACAGTTGATTTACCTTTAACAAATACATCTAGTTGTAGTAATTTTTGTAATCCATCTTCTAGATGTGCTATAACTAATCAACAATGTTTTACAGATATAGATTGTCCTGGTTGTCAACCATATAATCCATCTTCAAATACTAATACTAATAATAATGTTATTCCTGGAGATAATGATGCAGGCAAATTAACATTAGGAATTACTCCACAATATTCTTCTTTAACATCAGGTTTTGGAACTAAAGAAAGAATTATTACTAATAATTTGTTTTCTAAACCTTATTCTCCTAATTTAGGTATAAATACATGGTATAATGATTTTAAAGAAGGAGAATATATTTTTAATAAAAGATATAAATCGCCAAATCTTCAATATATGTCTAATTATTCAAAAAGATATAGTTTAACAGGTAATTTTGAAGAAAATGGACCATTGGCATCTAATGCATATATTTAATTTAAAAAAAAATTGAAATACTTTTTAAAATTAAATATAAAGCACTTCAGTTCCCAGATCTTTCTCTAGAAAAAAAAAGAAAATGTCAACAATTAATTCATATGAAATTGAGTTCTTTCAACCTGAAAATGAATTTGAAAATACATTACAATTATTATCAGGATGGTTTGATATATATTCTAGTTTAATTAATGAAACACCTTTTAATATTGATGATGATGTTGCTGCTGATGAAAATCTAAAAGTATTTGAAAATTATATTCAACAACCAGAAAATCAAACTATAAATAAAATATATTATGTTCCTACAGCACTACCAGAATGGTATGATACTCTTATGATTACAAAAGAACAATCATACGCTTTAACTGATCAACTTATATGTGATAAAATTGAAAATTGTATTAATTCAATTTTAAATTATTATTCTTCAAATCAACACACTTTTAATATTATTAGAGATGGCACTCATTCGTGGTATGTTGATAGTGTAGATTTATATTTAAACTTTTCAATTAAAATATATAAAATTAGTCAGCTAAATCAATATTGTATTGAACGTCATAGATTTCATTATAAAATAGGGTGTATATTATGGGATATTTTAAATGAGAATTTAGAATCAATGTTTTCTCTAGATTATACTAATTATAATTTAAACCCTGATGAAGAATTTTTAAAAGAATAAAAATTTATAAATTTATACAATTTTAAATATATTAATTTATTAAAAATTTTATAATTTTAAATTAAATTATTAAAAATTTTTTTTCAATTAATTTAAAAATTGAAATGTTTTTTATTTTTAAATATAAAGTATTTTAAAGTAAGTAACAATGGGATCATTTCAAAGTATTTTCGATGTTTCACTTGAAGATTCAAATGATTTATGTTTTTATTATAATTATTGTTTGAAATTAATTCAAGGTGAAAAAATACAGAGAGATAAAGTTAAAGTTTTACATTCAGAGAAAACTGATACACATACATTTTTAGAAACTCCACATTTAGAAACTCCACATTTAGAAACTTCACATAAAGATTTAGACACTCCACATTTAGACACTCCACATTTAGACACTCCACATTTAAAAACTTCACATAAAGATTTATACACTCCACTACATAAAGAACATTTAAATACTCTACCTAAAGAAAATCCATATCACGAATTTTTACATAAAGATACAAAAGTTACTCGTGTTGTTCCTATAGGATTTACCAATTTTATTCGAGATAATTATTATATTATTACAAAAAAAGAATCTGATATTTTAACTGATACAATTATATGTAATATGCTTGAAAAATATATTGATGATTTTGTAAAATATTACCCAACTTATACTTTTAATGTTTTTAGAAGTGATGATCATTCTTGGTACATTGATAGCGAACCATTATTTCTTTCATTTCCAAATTATAAAACAACTGATTTTTATGTAAATTTTAGTATTAAAATATATAAAATTTATGGAATAAATCAATATTGTATTGAATGTTGTAAATATAATAATAATAAATGTAATTCCATTATTTGGAGTAATTTAAATGAAGATTTTAAATTAATGTTTTCAATAGATGATACTAAATATGATATTATAGGAGTTAAAATATAAAATTTATATATTTATAAAATAATTTATAAATTTATAAAATAATTTATAAATTTATAAAATAATAAATAAGTATAAAAAAAAAATGAAATGTTTTTTTTAATATAATTATAAAGTAATTAGTTGATAATGTCGGTAAATCAAATTATTGATTCGGTTCAAGGTCAAGGTCAAGATCAAGATCAAGGTATTATTATTGAAGATTATAATTCTTCAATACCACAAAATTCACAAGAAGATGATATTAAATCAATTAAAGGTTCATTATCATTTGATGAGGGTGATACTGATATAATAAGTAAAAATGAATGGTGTGGTAAAAGTTATAATTATGATTGGTGTTATGAAGAACAAAAAACTTCTATTGAAGATTATGATATGGATGATGATGATACTGGTCCATTTCAAATAAATAATCATATTCTTATTAAATATACTGATGTCCCAACTACATTTCAATTTTTCATTCCTAGAGGAGTACCATTTTTACTACATCCTAGTCATTTTATTATTACAAAAGAAGAATCATTAACTTTAACAGATAATATTTTAGGTAATAAAGTAGAAAATTGTATTACTGCAGTTTTAGATTATTATTCTAAAGCTTATACTTTTTCAATACAACAAAATAATGGATCTTCTTCATGGAAAATTGATAGTAAACCATTATTTGAACCATATCCTAAATTTGATCCAGATAACGATGATCGTTTTCATTATATACAATTAACAATACATCTATATGTAAATGCCTCAATTAGAATATATAAAATTCGTGAACTTGATCAATATTGTATTGAATATCACAGATATCATAGTGGATTTTGTCCTGTTTATGAAACTTTAACATACAATTTATATTCAATGTTTTCAATTGATGAGAATAAATATGATATAAAATGGACTCCTGATGATTACGACGACCACGACTACACTATAGAATTATAACTTTATAAAAATAAAAATTTATAAAAATAAAAATTTATAAAAATAAAAATTTATAAAAATAATATTATAAACTTTATAAAAAAATGTTCCTTATGGAACATTTTTTTTATCTAAAATTATTTCAATTATAAAAAAATTGAAATACTTTTTTATAATATAATAATACATAATTTATTAAAGTTAAAATCGTTCAAAAAATCAAAAAAGACAATGGAAGTAATCACTAAAGTTATTAGATTACACAATTATGAAAGTGCTGAAGAGATTGTATTTTCACATAATTTTACTAATTTGTATATATATGGAAGATTTAAAAAAACTCATCGTCATAATAGTTCTATGACTAATTTATTTTCGATTTTATCTAATAATACTACAAATATTTATAATTTAAATATATCTGGTCAAAATTATGATAAATTAGCAATTGAACTTCCACATAATTTACAATCATTTAATTGTAGCGGTAATAAATTACAATATTTACCTAACCTTCCATCTACTTTATTAATATTAGAATGTCAGAAGAATAGTTTGGTATTTATGGTACCCTTGCCACCACAATTAGTAGAATTTAATTGTGGAAATAATAATTTAATTGAATTACCTGAACTTTCTTCTACTTTATTACTTTTAAAATGTGAAAAAAATAAATTAATTGAACTACCTGATAGATTACCTCCACGATTAAAAGAATTAATTTGTTTTAAAAATAAATTAGTTAAATTACCTGATGAACTTCCACTAGAATTAGAAATTTTAGAATGTGGAGCGAATGATATTCATTTATGTCCGGTTATACCAAAAAGTATAAAAATATTATGTATTAATAGCACACTTATTACTGAATTACATCTCTCTTTAGAATTATTACAATTAGTTTGTATTAATTGTAATAACACTTCTATTACTGATTTAGGTGTGATTCCTCCTAATTTAAGAGAATTGCATTGTAATAATACGCTTATTATAGGATTACCTGATGAATTACCTGAAAGTTTAAAAATATTAAATTGTAATTCTTCTACGTCTGTATTATCTTTATTTCCAAATATGTATAATATTGCACGATTAGATAGTATAAATATAAATTTAAATGTAGGTATACATCCAGATAATGAAGAATTAATGGAAATGGTGTATAATTTTATAATTACTATTAATGATATGAATTCAGTTAAAGTAATTATAAATAATAAGGAATATAATACACATTCATTTTCAATTGAAACATTGCTTGTTTCTAACGCAATTTATTATGACTATGATGTTTTAAAATAATTATAAAAATTTATAAAAATAGAAAAATAGAAAAATAGAAAAATAATATTATAAACTTTAGAAAAAAAATGTTCCTTATGGAACATTTTTTTCTCTCTTAAATTATTTTTAGAATATTAATTTAAGAATATATAAATTATAAAAATAAAATGAGAATGAAATATGTAATTTTATTTATTAATATTTTTATTAAATAAAAATATTAAGAGAGAAGAAAACAACAATTAAGTAGCATATAATAAACCAGCATTACCACCAACAAATATCACCATATTTGTTCTCTCTTCAATTAAATACATATTATAATTATAATCATAAATTCTCCATGTTGGTTTATTAATTCCAATAATATCACCAGTATTAGGATCACAAATAGTTAATACTTGTGCGTATGGATCTACAGGTGGAGAGATGGTAGTAAATTCGAATTGAATATTAGTAAATCTGCTCATATTCATAGCTCCAGAAGGTTGAATAATTTGAGAATTCGTATCAAGACAAAAATTATAACAATATAACCCTAGAGGTGCAAATCCAGCTGTTCTGACATATTTTTCAACAAAATTATAAACTCCAGCAGGTAATAAATTTTCTCTATATTGTCCATCAAGAAGAATACCAAGAGCAACTAAAATATATTGTATATTTTGAGGATTATATACTCCAGTAATATAAAGTCCACTTAAAGTTCCATCAGTATTTAATCCAGGACCGAGTAATGGATAAGAAGTATTTGAATCAGGATTAGTAACATCACCATTAGTAGACGCAGGTGTAATATCTTGAGGCATATAATTATAAGGCCAATTAGTATAATTAGACCATTGATTACGTAAATTGACATCACTTCTTTGAAAATAAAACATCCAACTAATGACCATTCCAAGTGAATCTAAATCGATTTTATTTTGTCCAGTAATATTATAATATGGTTTTTCATAAACTTGTTTAAATAAATATTTTTGTTCATTTTTTGCAAAAAGTTCAGATTCATCATTAGAGAGAAAACAATAAGTGCAATTTAAATTAATATCTGCGTTCCATAAAGTTCTGGTATCTACATAAGAAATAGAACTTAATATTTGATCAGGAGGAGTTTGTAGAAATCGATAAAATTGCATATAAAATTGATTAAAGTTAGGTGCAATTATAGGAAAATTATTAGTATAATCCATAACATCTCTAATAGTAAACCATTCATTAACAGGTCTAAAAGTGACACTAATTTGAAGTTCATTATATTGTAGTGAGACTAATGGGAAAGCTTGTGTTGTAACTGAATTAAACCATGCACCAAGTGGAATATATAAGGTTCTACCCATAATAGAAGGTTGTGCACCTGCTGGACTAGAAGTATAATAAGCATTAGGATATGTATTAACTCTAGAACCGAAATTAGCAGGATCATTTAATTCAGTAATATTTCCAATCATTTCATTAAATAAATTTAATTTTTGTGTAGTAAAATCTCTCTGTGATGAAGCTAAAATATATTGACCTGAATATTCTTGTAATTTTTGATTTCCACAATTAATAGTGATTCAACTAATAATTTGTGCACCGATATTTTCAATCCATTGAAAATCATAAGGAGCCCAATCAGTATAAGTTATAGTTCCATCAGGATTAATTACTTCTTGTGGTGGCATAATAGGACTCCAAATGTTAGGTAAAGTAATTGAAATATAAGTATCCATTAATAAATCAGCATAACGTTTAATTTTAAAATTAAAAGTAGATTCAGTAGTTAAACTTAATGAAGGTGTTCCATCATAATCAATACGAAAGTTTTGTTTGCCGAAATTGGTATATTTTTTATAAGTAGATTTCCAAAATGTTTTCTGAGGATTACCATTTAAAATAATATTTTGTTGTCCTTGAGAAACAAGTTGCATTAAGCCTCCAGCCATAATTAATATATATTATATGTATTTTTTAATTATTAATTGATTAATAATATTATTAATAATATTATTAATAATATTATTAATAATTAATAGTATATTATATTAAAGTATGCAAAATTCAATTTCAGATAATATCAAGTCATTTACAAATAATATAAAAACAACAACTTCTTTAAATTCAAGTAAATTTTTAAGTAAATTACAAAATTTAAGTCAAAATTTTCAAAGTTATATAATTTTGGCATTTATATTTATTGTTATAATCATATTTATAATATATACAATATATTTAGCTAGATTGGAAAATACTGAATGTAATTATATGAATACGATATATTCTAGTGTTGATGGAAATATAAAATCGATATCTGCAAATGATCCTGATTGTAGTGGTAATTTATATGATTATTATATTAAAACCGCTTATAATGCATGTAGTGGAGGTAATTATAAAAATGATTATGTAAATATTTGTAATTTAAAAGCGATATTAAAACAAGGAGTTAGATGTGTAGATTTTGAAATATATTCAATAGATAATAATCCGGTTGTTGCAACAAGTACTGTAGATGATTATTATGTTAAAGAGACATTTAATTCAGTTACTTTTTCTAGTGTAATGAGTGTAATTAGTAATTACGCATTTTCAGGAGGAACGTGTCCGAATCCAACTGATCCATTAATTATTCATTTAAGAATTCAAAGTACTAATCAAACTATGTATACTAATTTAGCCAATATATTTAAATCATATGATTCTATTATGCTTGGTAAAGAATATAGTTATGAAAATTCTGGTATTAATTTAGGAGCTCTTCCTTTACTTTCATTTAAAAATAAAATTATTTTAATTGTGGATAAAACAAATAATTCATTTTTACAAAATGAAGATTTGTTAGAATATATAAATATAACGAGTAATTCGGCATTTGTGAGAAAATATACTTATTATGATATTAAAAATAATCCAGATGTACAAGAATTAACCGAGTATAATAAAAAAAATATGACTATTGTATTGCCTGATAATACGGTTAATCCACAAAATCCTAGTAGTTTATTATGTAGAGTATATGGTTGTCAAATGATAGCAATGTGTTATCAATCTGTTAATAATTATTTAGAAGAAAATACTTTATTTTTTGATACGTGTAGTTATGCTTTTTGTTTAAAACCTATTAATTTACGATATGAACCTGTTACTATTCCTATTCCTATTCCTCAAAATCCGCAATATTCATATGCTACAAGAAATTCATCAACTGATTATTATAATTTTAATTATTAAAATTGTTATAAAATTAAATTAAACCTCCTGAACCAGGTGCTCCATAACCAGGTACTAATCCATAACCAGGTACTGCTCCATAGTTATTTAAATTTGAAAATGGATTACCACCTGGTGGTGCAACAGGTGCTGGTATTACTGGTGCTGGTATTACTGGTGGTGGTGGTGGTGGTATTACTGGTGGTGGTGGTGGTATTACTGGTGCTGGTATTACTACTGGTGGTGGTGGTGGTGGTGGAATAACTGGTGCTGGTATTACTGGTGCTGGTGCTGGTATTACTGGTGTTGGTATTAAAGGTGCTATTCCTATAAAACCATAACTACCTTGTGCTTGTGGTGAATACATATCTACCATACTAAAATTAACTAGCATTGGCACAAATATATTACTTTTACGTAGATGGCGATTAATTCGATGTGATTTATAATTATATAAATATAATGGTGTTTGATCTGGTAATTGTAGTGCTAACATTGCTATAATATTATTAATTCTTGCTATTAATAATGATTGTTTGTGAGTAGTACTAAAATTAAATACTTCACGTATAATTCTATTAGTATCAAATTGATTTATTAATCCTTGAATTTGTTGTCCATTATTTTGATTATCGAGTCCTATGGCGTGTGTTAACATATCCATTAAAAAATCATACATAGTAGAACTATCAGCACAACCTAAAAATTGTTGACTTAATATATTAATATTTAAAACTCCTGATTGTATTATACGTTTAAACAAAGCAAATAATAAAACAGTTCCTGTACGTCCAAATCCTGCTAAACAATGAACTAAAGTTCTCTCTCCAGCTGCATCATAATTATATGTATTAAGTTGTAACCAAGCACATAATGTTCCAGAAGTCATATCATCAATATTAATATTTATAAATTGAACATTATTATTATTTATATTGCTTGTATCGATAGATTTATTTAGGTCCCACATTAGATCTTCAAAATTTTCATTTAATGGTGGACATTTACGTCTATTATGTCCTACAGTATTTTTACAATCTTGTAATGATATGATTCTATTTATTTCTTTTAAATACATATAATAAGAAAATGTTCTAAAACATTGAAATAAATCTATAGGCAATGAACTACCATATAATTCGATTGGAGTATTTCGTGGGTCATGAATTGTAGTTAAAGTATTTAAATTTGCTCTCCATGTAGGAGACATTAATGGAGTATCTAAAATTAATGTATTTAAAGGTATAACTTTGCCACCTTTCATTGTTCGTTTTCTTATATTTCTATTTTTGTTATGTGTTTTATTTTTTTTATATGTTTTATTTTTGTTATGTGATTTTCTATATTTTTTAAGTGTCATATATATATATATAATATTTAATTTAATTAATTTTTTTATCAACAACTGTAACA